GATAGTGCTAACCCCCAAGCAATAGAAGAATTAAGAAGACAGGGGATAAATTGTAAGCCAGTAAAAAAGAATTCAATCCTACACGGTATAGACCTAATTAAGAGGTCAAACTTTTATGTGAAGTATGATTCATTTAATCTACAAAATGAATTACAATCTTACATATGGAAGACCGATAAGAATGGTAATAACCTTGATGAACCAGTTGATTCTTCAAACCACTTAATAGATGGTATCCGTTATGTGATGGAGATGAAGGTTGCGAGAAACCAATGGATTGGTATAATGTAAAAAAGATATTTATGTATATGAGTGGACTTGTTCTAAAATATGATGGAAGAAAAATAACTATCCAAGAACCAACAATTCAAATGTGGACTGAGGTAATGAAGTTTAGAGAACTTCTTGATGAAGAAGAACTGAACATCAGAATGTTGTCTTTAACAACAGGACTATCAGTTCAAGAGATTAAAGAATCAGATGCTCACTCGATGAGAATCGCAGCCGATACAGTTTATAAATTCTTGAATCAAGAATCTAAAAAACTATTTAAGGATATAGAGCACAACGGAAAGAAGTATGTTCTTGTAGATATACATAAAATGTCGTTTGGTCAATTTGTTGATGTGGATACATTCTTACAGAAAGATGAGAATTATAGAGTATCAAATCTCAATGAGTTAGCGGCATACCTGTATACAGAAGAAGGTAAGAAATATGGTGAGACAGATTTTAGAAAACAGATTGAAGATTTCAAAACTCTACCAGTGAAATATGTAGAGGGAGCAATTTTTTTTTTGTTGAGTATAGGCGTGGTCTCTCAACAACTTTCAGTTCTTTATTCCAAGAACAAACCGTTGTGGATGTGGATGATGATAAGAGTTCGTTTGCAAAACATTGGGGATGGTATTCAGCAATATCTACACTTGCCGACAACAAAGTTTGGGTGGTTGACGATGTTACTAATCTTCCCCTTATATCTTGTCTCAATCACCTCGCATATATTATGGACCTCAATCAACAGGCTGAAAAGCAAATTAAAGAAATGAACAAATAAATGGCGATTTTATCCTTCTTAGTATCATCAGGTTTAACCATTAACGACACTTGTTCAATTGGTCCATACTTCACGGTTTATACAAATGATTTAGGTGGATGTGCAGGATGTATTAGTGCAGGTCTTAATTGTTGGGCTTGTTTACAAGCAGATAATCCAGCACAAACATTATATCTTGATTTAGGTTTAACTCAACCAATCAGTTCAGTTTTATCTTATTTGGTGAACGAGATGGCACCAGGTCAATACAATTATTGGGTTGTCGATGGTTCATATCCAAGAGGAGGACCAGGTTTCTTCGGTTCTTGTCCTTTCCCACCAACTCCTACTCCAACAGAACCAGTCCTTATAACACCAACTCCTACACCCACAAATACTGAGACACCAACTCCTACTCCTACATCACAAACCCCAACTCCTACTCCTACACAAACAGGAACACCTAACATAACACCAACCCCATCATCAACAGGGATTCCACAACTTGGAATCAACTTCAAAACTATTGCTGATGATTTCAAATACTTAGCCAACAAACACAAACAAATCAATTCGTTTGGTATTGGTGATACAGACCAGTTGGGTTATCTAATTCAGTCAAGAGACAAACAAGAGAACCCATCAGATAACTCACCATACTTCCCACTACTTTATGTTGTTCCATCTAATATTAAGAATGACCTTAGATTCAAAACTTGGACATTTAATGTCGTAACACTCGATATAGTTGAAAGGGATTTAGCGAACTCACTTGATACATTATCTGATACCTTACAAATCTTGAATGATGTTATAAGTCAATTCAGATTATCTGTAACAAACAATCAGGGTAATTTTAATACACTCTATTATCTTGATGATACGGTTCAATGTAATCCCTTCCAAGAGAAGTATCAGGACTTATGTAATGGATGGAATGGTTTACTACAAATCAAAACTAAGACCCCATTAGACAGATGTGCTGCTGCGTTTAATACATTTACAGGGACACCAATTTATCACGAAGGAATCAACCTTAAAACCTTCATAGATGATTTCCAATTGTTAGCAGACCATCACAAACAAATCAATTCATTTGGTTGGGGTGACTTCGATGATTTCTCTTACAATGTAGATTCAAGAGACAAACAAGATAACCCAACATATAACGCCCCATATTATCCTTATATGTTCGTGATTCCAAACAACGCAACACAAGAGTTTGGATTTATGACTTATGAGTTTAACATCATTATTGGAGATATTGTAGATAGAGATTTGAATAATATGATTGATGGATGGTCAGATACAAACCAAATCCTTGATGATATTATTTCTCAATTTAGATTGTCTGTAACAGATTCACTTGGAAACTTTAATCAGGATTATTATCTCGATGATATTGTTGACTGTTCACCATTCATTGAGAAGTATGATGATATGTTAATTGGTTGGACAGCAACTCTTAGAATACAAGTTAAGACACCTCTTGATAGATGTGATGCAGCGTTCGATACAATGACTGGTCCTGAACCAACACCAAATCCAACATTGACTCCAACACCAACAGGAACACTATTACCATCACCAACTCCAACTAATACTGAGACACCAACCCCGACACCAACAATCACAGATACTCCTACATCTACACCAACACCGACTGTAACAGATACTCCAACATCAACTCCAACAACAACACCAACTCCAACTTGTCCTGTAACAACTCAATATCTTGAAGTTGAATTACAAGACAATACGAAGTTCAAATTGGTGTTGTGGAATCAACCTGACTTTACATCACCAGCAGTTGCTCTATGTGATTATTTAATTTCAGGAGCAGCATACGGAAACTTGGGAACAGTTTATTATGGGGTTGAACAAATTAACGCAGGTCAACATCAACATCAATTCAATTTAGCACCTGTGTTATTACCAGGTGAGATAGTTCAATCATTTGATGTGTTTGGATTTACGGCTACAACTTGTGTATGTCCTGTGAATTTAATTTTACCAATATCACCAACGCCAACCCCGACACATACTCAAACACCAACGATAACTCCAACAATTAACCCAACACCAACTCCTACATCAACTCCACCATCAGGAGCACAACTATGGAACACAAATTCAGATTTGTGGAACAATGAAAATCAACAATGGAATTTAATCTAAAAAAATATGGCTAACTTATCAGGTCAAACAATACAATCAACATATCCAGGTTTATTAAACTTAAACACTGCGACAACAGGTATTACATCAACACCACAAGCAATCACAGATGGTCTTGGAAATGATACAGGACTTAAAATTGCAACCAACTCTTTATCAGGTCCAAACCTCTTTAATGTATTTTCACAATATGTTTTTGATTATGGAGGAACAGGTTTCGGGACAGGAAGTTCAGCAAGTCCTGCACTTTCACAGAACAGATTGAATTTTAATATATTCTACGACACAGGTATAAATTCATATTCCGCCGTAACAGTGAACTTGGGAACAGTATCAACAACAACTGATTCAGTTTCACTTTCTTTTTATACTGCACAATATGTTCCAAATTTTGGAATAGCACCTAAGGATTTAATTCTTAGTGGTATAACATTACCAACGACAGGTTCAACGGGAGTGAAGGTAGTAACACTTGGTTCTAATCTTAGTTTCTCAGGTATGGGTGCAGGATATTATGTATGTGCTTGGGTTACATCAAATAGTGGTGTTACACCTACGGTCAGATATATAAATAGAACAGCACCAGCAGGTTCATTTACAGGTCAAGATGTTTTTGGATATACACTCAACGCAGCAGGGACTCAGTTAGTTCCTGTTTACAGAGCAGGTTCTAATACTATTACAAATTGTGTTTTAACATCGATTTTAAGTAGTTATACCGCTTCCGATATAACATCAAGTTTCGCTAATCTTAACCCACCAGTTTGGGGATTTGGATTAAACACAGTTAGATAATGTTTGAACTATCCGAAATAGAATTACAGAGATTAGGGACTCTATTCGTTAACTTCTTCAAACAGAAGTTACAGGAGAAGATATATCCCTATGGTAATCCTCAAAGAGGTGTTGGAGATAAAGTTGCGTCAGGTCAATTATTAAATTCACTCACAGCAACCGTTGTTCCAAAACAAGGTGGAGGATTCGAACTTGTAATTACCTATATGGATTACTTCCAAAATGTGAATTTTGGTAGAAGACCAGGAAAGGGGATGGTGCCCATACCAGCACTTCTTGATTGGATAAAGGTTAGAAGAATCAAGGGTAGAAACAAACAAGGAAAATTCATATCCAATCTATCATTAGCGTTCGCTATCAGACAGAACATTTTTAAGTTTGGTATCCGTCCTTCTAATATTTATGATAAAGCGTATGACTCATTTGAAGCACTTCTTGAAAACCCTCCACAAGAATTTCAAGATGAATACAACGCACTCTATGAAGCAATCGGAAATGATGTGGAGAACTTTATGGAGCAAACAGTAAACAAAGAATTCCCATCAATCATAACAGAATGAGTTTAGATTTAACGATATTACAAAAACCATTAGATGTTACTGAGTCACATTCAGACCATACTTGGAATGTTGCCCTCAACGACTATTCAGCATATACAGACATTAGATTGGTTGTTGATGTATACAAGAATCCGTATCAGAATGATATTGGTCCAAATAATCAACAAGGAACAAACCAACAATTCGGAAAGTTTGGAAGATTATTAGTTCCATCAAATGAGTTTGGTAACTGTATCTTCAATGTGGAAACAGTTATTAGAAACTTCGTTCAGGCTAATCCAAGAAATATGGATATGGT